CTCGCCGCTTGGTTCACATTGCAAAAGCGTACTCAATCTTCGGTGATAAAATGAAGGCGATTGAATTGTGTGTGAACCGCTTTGATGCTGAAACCAAAGAGTCATTCTTAGACCTCTACACCAAACTTGATGCTGGTGTGATTGGTGCTGGCGATGATGCAGAAGTTGCTTCTGCTCCCAAAGATGACTACACCCCATTCTAAAAATAAAATAACGGGAGTCAGGTTTTGCTTGACATCCCGTTCTTTTTGATGTATAATACTATTAAATTATGAAGGAGAACCGATGAGTAAACCGTGGAATAAGTCTGAGAGTGGTGCAATGCGTGAAGCGATTGGCGTACCATACTTCAGGCAGTTACCTCTTGAGGCACTTGCCGCTGGTGCCGCCGCCCTTGAATATGGTGCAAAGAAATACGAAAATCGTAACTGGGAAAAGGGTCTACCCTACCAGCAAATGATTGATAGTCTCAAGCGCCATATTGAAGACTTTGAGCGTGGACGTGATTATGATAGTGATGAGGGTGGCAGTGGTCTTCCTCATGTTGCCTTGATTATGTCTTCTGCCATGATGTTGTGTGCTTCAGTGATTCGAGGAATCGGCACTGATGACAGACTACCTGCTGTTGGGGATGATGCACTGACAGCAAAAGAATGTGCCAAATGGGTACAACAAACTTTGATTAACGCCGACAAAATTATGAACGGAGAACAATAATGAAGATTAGTAGCGAAACCTTGACGGTTCTAAAAAACTTTTCTACAATCAATACTGGTATTGCAGTTGACCCAGGATTGCCTTTGCGTACTGTATCCAGCCAGAAGAATATTCTTGCTGAAGCGAAACTTGTAGAAGAGTTTGACACTGCATTTGCAATTTATGACTTGAACCAATTCTTGGCTACAGTCTCTCTATTTGAGAACCCAGATTTTGATTTCGGTGATAAGTCTGTTACCATTTCTAGTGGTAAGAACAAATCAAAATACTTCTACACTGATAAGTCTATGATTATCACTCCACCTGATAAAGACCTATCACCACTGCTTGCTGATGCTGAAATCAAATTCACTGTCACTCAAGGTCAGGTTGCTGAGGTTCTCCGTGCGGCATCTATTCTTGCGGCACCAGAAGTTGCTGTGGTCGGTTCGATTGGTGAATCAATTACTTTGACTGCATTCGATAGTAAGAACCAAACTTCAAACACATTTGACGTTGACGTTGATACTGAGTCCACTGCAAACTACAAGATGATTTTCCGTACAGAAAACTTGAAGATGGTTGCAGGTGACTACGATGTAGAGATTACATCTAAGGGTATTAGTCGTTGGTCTGGTAAGAAAGCAACTTACTACATTACCACCGAACAGGCTTCGAACTATAAATCTTAATTCTAAATTTTAGGTGATGAATATGCGTGAAGAATTTTTATGGGTTGAGAAGTATCGCCCGAAGACAATCAAAGACACTATTCTGCCCGCAGGCATGAAAAAGACTTTTCAGGAGTTTGTAGACAATGGTGAAATTCCTAATCTGCTCCTGAGTGGAACACAAGGTACAGGCAAGACTACTGTTGCCCGTGCTTTGTGTGAAGAAATCGGTGCGGATTATATCGTTATCAACGGTTCTATGAACGGTGGTATTGATACACTCCGTAACGATATCAAAAACTTTGCGTCTACCGTATCGCTCGGTGGGGGGCGTAAAGTCGTAATTCTGGATGAGGCTGATTATCTAAATCCACAATCAACTCAACCAGCATTGCGTGGGTTTATTGAAGAATTCAGTAAGAACTGTTCTTTCATTCTTACATGCAACTTCAAGAACCGTATCATTGCACCTCTACATTCACGGTGTTCTGTTATCGACTTTAAGATTGACAACTCTGAAAAGCCTAAACTTGCAGGTCAATTCTTTAAGCGTGTAATGGAAATCTTGAAGACAGAAGAGGTTACTACCAATGAGAAAGTTGTTGTAGAACTTGTCACCCGACACTTTCCCGACAACCGCCGTATTCTGAATGAACTTCAGCGATATGGTGCGAGTGGTACAATTGACGAAGGTATTCTGACGGTAACAACAGATGCAAACGTCAAGACCCTTATGACTGAACTGAAGGCAAAGAACTTCAAAGAGGTTCGTAAATGGGTTGCACTGAACATTGATAATGACCCAGTGCAATTGTATCGTTCACTGTACGATAGCGCATCAACATACATTGCGCCTCGTTCAATCCCCCAATTGGTCGTAACGATTGCAGATTACCAATACAAATCTGCTTTCGTTGCTGACCAAGAAATTAATCTAGTTGCGTGTCTGACAGAACTGATGGTGGAATGTGAGTATTTGTAAGGAGCATATATAATGAGTAGTCCATTCGATTATGTAAACTCAATCAATTTCTCAAAAGAGAATATGATGAGGGATACAGAGAATGACGAAATGGCAGAAAAAGGTTATGATGCCTTTCTTGCCAATCGTTCATTATCTTACTTTGAAGACACTATAGGTATGGCGAATGAAATGAACTCTCGCTCATTTCTGGATAAGAAACTACAATATGAGTTTCTACTAAATACAATACGAAAGCGCAAACGCTTTTCGAAATGGATTAAACCAGAGAAGAACGACCAAGTACAAATCATTCAACAGTTCTACGGTTACAGTCGCAGAAAAGCAGAAGAGACGCTTGCGATATTGACCAATGACCAGATTAATGAAATAACAAATAAACTTGAAAAAGGTGGATTGAAAAAATGAACATCACAGTAGAAGACCTTGTGGAGGTTACCCTAGAAAAAGAAGATGACTTCTTGAAGGTGCGTGAAACCCTAACTCGTATTGGAGTTGCTTCCCGTAAAGACAAAAAACTATATCAGTCTTGTCACATTCTTCATAAGAAGGGCAAGTACTATATCGTGCATTTTAAAGAGTTGTTTGGTTTAGATGGCAAGCCATCAAACTTTGCAGAAGGAGATATTGCACGGCGTAATACTATTATCAATTTGCTAGTTGAGTGGAATCTCATCAAAGTAGTTAGCAAAGAGAAGATTGAAGACCCTGTTGCCCCTTTGTCCCAGATTAAAATTCTGAACTACAAAGACCGCGGTGATTGGGAGTTGATTGCAAAATATAACATCGGTAAGAAAAAGGTATAACACTTCTATGCAAATGACAATTGAACGCCCGCTTGGGTACTACAAGATTTCAGATGATGTTCAAGACCCAGTAGTAGCAACTGCCAGTTCTGCATGTTTTGATTTACATGCATATCTAAAAGACGGTGTATCCGTTAAATGCTTCTCTTCAATGAATCAGAAGATGGATACACCTGTTATTGCGGGTAAGATTACAATAGAGCCTGGGGCTAGATATCTAATCCCAACAGGTTTGATTTTCGATATCCCAAATCAGTGTAGTGTACGCTTACATGCACGGTCTGGGCTATCGTTAAAGCAGGGACTAGTTCTTGCTAATGCTGAAGGTGTAATTGATGAGGATTATGTTGAACCAGTTTTCGCCATGATTACAAATATTTCAGATGCAAAAGTCACTATTAATAATGGTGACCGCATTTGTCAAGCAGAACTTGTGTATCAACCAAACTTTGCAATTATGCCTCTAGTAGATTCGCCAGCGAAAAAAACTGACCGAGATGGTGGTTTTGGTTCAACTGGCGTATAAATAAAAGTGTGATATGCCACTCTGTGGGTATCACACTTTCATAATAATCTTGCTTTTAATAAAGGAGAAAACAAATGACAAGAGTATTTGACCCATTCTCGGTCGGCTTCGACCGCATCTTCGATGACGTAGAAAAACTCGCAAAGCGAACTACCGCCATCAAATACCCCCCATACAATATCACAAAGACTGGCAATCGTTATTCGATTGACATGGCTGTTGCTGGCTTTAAGAAGTCTGATATTACTATTGAACATGCTAAGAACACCTTAGTTGTTAAGGGGGTCACTGGTAATCCGTTGGAAGCAGAAGTAGACACTAACACTACTTGGCTGTATCGTGGGATTGCTAATAGAGACTTTCAACATCAATTCAAGGTTGCTGATAACGTAGAAGTTATTGAAGCAGAAATGTCTGATGGTATGCTCTCAATTGTACTTGAAGAGTACACACCAGAAGAACATAAACCTAAGCGAATTGTGCTGAAGTAAATCACACATT